GTCCGAAACACTCTCGGCCCGTCCGCCCTGGGAGGACCCGCGCCCCTGGTGCGCCTGTACTAGCGCCCCAAGGCTTGCTCCAGCTCCCTGGTCAGGCTGGTCTGGATGTTGCGCGCGTAGGCCTTGGCGTACTCATCGTTGAGGATGCGCTGAATTGGGAAGCGGCGCTCGTAGTTGGGCGCATCGTCCAGTACAGCGAAGGCCAGCTCAAAGCTCCTAGCGTCTGGCGCGCGGTAGAAGATGCCCCTCGGTCCCTCGCCCAGCTCGCGGGAGCGGATGGTGAAGAACTGACCTGCGGTGGCCCGCTTGCGCTTTGAGCGTGCCGATCCTGAGGCGTTGAGGTAGTCGAGCGGGCCGCTGAACGCCTTGATTTGGCTGAGCATCATGGTGTAGGTGCCCTTCGGAACATTGCCAAATGCGTCGCCCCTGAATGCTGGGGTTGGCACAATGAATTGATTGGGCTTGATCACGCCACCCGATCGCAAAACACCTTCAACGCGGGTGCTGCTGCGATCACCACCGCGAGCCATTGGGTTGAGGTATTTACCTGCAGGCGTGCCCTTGTATGCGTCCTGCTTAAAGCCCACTTCAGCGGTGAGCCTGTTTGGGCTAGCAAAGCGCACGTAGGTGCTGTTGACGGTCCAGGGTGTGGGGCGATCCACATAGCGCGGGATCTCTGCCTTCAGTCGCGCCTGAGCATCCTTGGCGCTGTCCGTCATGGCCTGAGCCACCGCATACCTGAGGTTCTTTTGAGTGAGCAGCGCCGCACGATCGGCAAGGCGTGTGAGTTCTTTGGTGTCAATGGTGATGCTCAGCATCAACGCTCCCCCTGCGCGTCCAGCAGCTTTTCCAGCTCCAAGCGGACTAGCTCAATGTCGGTGGGCACGTCCCAGGTCAAGCAGTCATCGGTCTGGGCGCTGGTGACGTGCAGGGTTTCTACGGTGTCCCACGATGCTGCCCAGTTCAAGATCAGCTCCTGCCACCAGGTAAGCCATGGGGTGCTGGTGTCAAGCAGCGTGGAGATCGTGGAGGCGCGTTTCATGGCCTGGCGGTGGCTATGGGCAGGGTAGGCAGGGCTAGGGGTGTGGTTCCGTATATGCACCAATCAGCGACGCCTGCACAAAGGTCCGCACGGCTGCCTTGGACTGCTGCTTCTGTTCCTGGCGTAGTGCTGCGATGTGCTGCAACCGCTGGGGCCAGTCGCGTTCGGCCTTGTTTAGCAAGGGCTCCTGTAATGCCGGCTGCATCGCCTCGATGTGAGCCAGGCGGTAGGTGTCATCCTCGCCAGTGAAGGCGTGGAATAGCAGGCTTGGCGTGAGCCACTCCGCCAGGTCAGCAAGGAAGCGATCGCGGACGAGGTTGGGGCGTTCCATTTGCCAACAGTACCGCTGCGGAAGCGGAAGCGGACCGGCCTCGGGCCGTGTTGCGCTTGTTGCGCCTTGTTGCACCTACCGCAACATCCAAAACCCACTGCCACGCAGTTGCTCTCAGCCTCTTGTTGCGTTGTTGCATCTGTTTCTAAATAGATATTCATTCAATAGAGAGAGTCGGGGGGTAAGTAGGGGTACTAGGCAGTGCTCTCCTATATGGGGCTATTCCTGCCGAAAAAAGCGCAACATCGCAACATCGCCCAAAAAACGCTGCGCCGCAGTGGATTTGAGTGTTGCACCCCCACGCAACGCGGCGCAACAAGGGCGCAACAGCCAGGCCCGAAGTGCTACAAATTGCAGATTGGGATGCTGATTGCCCTTGAGACCGCTCCTGCGCCGCTGAAGCGGACCGCCGCAACACGCTCAGCGCCGGCCAATCGGCTGAGCACGGTTGACCAGCCGTTGCCCCATGCGGTCTCGCGCAGGATGCTGGCAATCGCTTTGGCCGTGTGGCTTATGAGCAAGCGGTTTTGGTCTTCGTTGACCTTTAGCCCGTGGCGGCTGAGAGCGTCATGCGCTTGACGAGTGGTCACCTCGTTGTCAAGCCGATGCCGGGATGTGATCTCCACCAGCTCGCCCAGTGTGCGGGTGCAGATCCGCTCTTCAGATTCCACCCTGACCTGGTGCTGCAGGATGTGCTGTAGGCAGCGCTCCTCGTCGGCTTCGGTCTGCTCGGTGTAGGCGTCCCAGGTATTGGCATCAATGAGCTGGTAGGCGTCTTCGATGGTGGCTGGCCTGGAGTTGGCTAGGGACCAGGCACCAGCCAGCAGGGTGCCGTACTGATCGCCTTGGCGCTGGCTGTCGAAGCGCTCAGCAGCAGCACGGCGGAACACTGCCACCGAATCGCGGATGATGGGGATCTGGCCCACCATGCGCAGCAGCAGACGGTGACCCATCTCGGCAGTGCATAGCCGGGTGATGTCGGCGTCCAGCGCTGACCAATGCGCAGTGCGCTCAGCCTTGGGCAGGTATGACGGATTGCGCAGAGTGAGCTGCGCGAAGCGGGATTGATCGGCGCCCTGCTTGAGCGCGGTGGAGATTGAGCACAGCAGGAACATTGATCGGATGGTGAACGATTGCGCAGTGCCATCGGCGCCACCTTTGCCGATAACGCCACGGCCGGAGCTGCTGGCGACGCGGGCTAAGGAAAGAATGTTCTGGATGCGCTGGCGGTCAGCCTTCTCATTGGATTCGGCTTCATCAAAGATGACCGGGATGGCATCGGCGCGCAGCTGCTGACGGATGAAGGCTTCGGTGGTGTTGCCCTCGGGGAATAGGGCCATCGACTCAAGCAGGATGCCGATGAAGCGATCAAGGATGGCGCTCTTGCCGGAGCCTGCTGATGCGGTGAGCCAGACGTGCGGCCGCCACTGCATGGCACCACAGATCGGCGCTAGGGCGATCCAGCCGGCCAGCAGCAAACCTGACGCGGGCACCTCCCAGTGGAAACGGCTGGCGATGTCGATGATCTCCATGCCGAGTTCATCAGTGAGCAGCTCAAGGCGCTTGGGTAGATCAATCGAAGCCAGTCGCTGGTAATGGAACTTTGAGTCGGCGGTTTTTCTGATTGAGTGCTCAGTGCCATCGATCAGCAGGCGATCACCTAGGTGCAGCACTGAGCGGCCAGCGTCCCACCAAGCGCCGCGGCCGCGGATGCGATCAGCGCTGAAGATGCCTACAGAGGCCTGGGTCTCGAATAGTGAGCTGGCAGCAGCCAGCCAGTTGGCGCCGGTCTTGGATGGGAACAGCGCCTCCCAGTAGGAGAGCGGCGCAAGGGTGAGCAGGTTGGTGCCGGTGTGTGAGCTGCGCGATAGCGAGATCACCTGGCCTGTGCTGCCTGGCTGGTAGTAGTAGACGCCCTCACTGAAGCCCAGGCACACGAACGGCGCGCTGCTGGGTATCCCTGGAGCGGCTGGCGCTTGACCCGCTGCCGTGGCCGGCGTTGTCTCTGGCTCCGGCAGCGGGTCAAGCGCCTTGGAGAACTTGGCAACGATGCCGGCGGCCTGCGCCGGGGTCATGCCCTCGGCCAGTCCATCAGCCAGATCCCACCCCTGCGGAAGTTTCTCGGATGGTTTGACCACCTGCACGATGCAGCGCAGGCCCAGCAGGATGCGTGCGAGCTGAGCAGCAGCCTTGCGGCCTACGTCATCAGCGTCTGGCCAGATCGTGACGGTGCGGCCACGCAGAACGCTCCAGTCGGCGTGCTGCACGTTGCTGGTTCCACCTGGCCAAGTGCAGACCGCATGATCGGGAAACAGGGTTGCGGCAGCATCGGCGGCCTTCTCCCCTTCGGCGATGAGCACTGGAGCGCCAGCCTTGCGCCGGGGCCAGTAGAGCGGCCGTGGCTTGGCTGGTGACTTCCACGCCCAGGCGCTGCCAGTCCACGTAAGCGGGCGAATCTTCTTGCCGGGGAAGCGGCAGACGATGTAGTCCTCGTTGTAGCGCCAGACCTGCTCGGCGCCTGCAGTCGGTGGCTCTGGCCGTGGCCTGGTGGTCTCAATGCCTAGGTGCTGCTCGATGCGCCTGCAGGCCTGCTTGAAGTCCCATCCAGTAACGCGGGTGAGCAGGTCCATGCCGGAGCCACCGCCACCAGCGTGATCCTTGCCGCCGCATTGATTGCAGTACCAGCCGCCGTGGCCATCGTCTTGATCCCAGCGGTAACGATCCTCGCCGCCACATGCGGGGCAGGGCTGGTGTTTGTCGGTGAGCTGCTCAGGCGATAAACCCGCAAGCGCTCCCAGCAGCTCAGGCCACCGGCCAGAGGCAGCGTCGATGGCTGATGGCATGGGGTTAGGCCGTCGCCACGCGGCCAGGCCCTTGGCGCTCAATGTCGCGGACGATCAGCCGGCGCAGGTATGCAGCACGGCTGCAGCCCTGGTATGCGGCCTGAACGTCGAGGTGAGAGACGTGCTCGATGGTGAGTTCAATCGTTACGCAGCGTTTGCCTTCAGCAGTAGGCCAACCGGGCATGATGGGTAGTGGTGTGTTTTCAGAGTATAGGGGGTGCCAAAGCGGAATCAAAGGGGGTAGGGTGGGGAGGTAGCCGCATCGGAACCACTACCGCCATGAGCGCATGACCTACGAAGATTTTCTCAATCAGAAAACGCACGAGGGTGCTTTGCACGGCTTCGATCCCGTGTGGATGCCGCCCCAGCTCTTTGAGTTTCAGGTGGCGTTGGTGACCTGGGCAGTTCAAAAAGGTCGGGCCGCCATTTTTGCCGACTGCGGGCTAGGCAAAACCGCCATGCAGCTCACATGGGCTGAGAACGTGGCGCGCCACACTGGCAAGCCGGTGCTGATCTTGACCCCGCTGGCGGTTGCTGCTCAGACCATCCGCGAGGGTGAGAAGTTCGGCATCAAGTGTCACCGCAGCAGCGATGGCACCGTGCCGGGCCGCATCGTGATCACCAATTACGAGCGGCTTGAGCATTTCAAGCCAGCAGACTTTGCCGGAGTGGTCTGCGATGAGAGCAGCATCCTTAAGTCGTTTTCGGGTGCCACACGTAAGGCGCTAGTCCGCTTTATGGCCAAAATTCCATATCGGTTGCTATGCACTGCCACCGCTGCTCCTAACGATTACACAGAGCTAGGCAACTCATCTGAAGCATTGGGAGAGCTGAGCTACAGCGACATGCTTCGCCGATTCTTTGCACAGCTTGACGACAAAGGGCAAAAGCGAGAGGAAAGCCAGCAACGCATGGCAGAAGAAATGGTTAACGCCAATGCCAACTATTACAAAAAACTGGCGTTTAGGATCTCTCAAACCATCGGTCAATGGCGACTCAAGCATCACGCCCGCGAGCATTTTTGGCGCTGGGTTGCAAGCTGGGCACGGGCTTGCAGGATGCCATCAGATCTAGGCTTTGCCAATGATGGCTACATTCTGCCCGAACTGGTTGAGCGTGATCACATCATCACCCCTAACACTCCGCCCGAAGGGATGCTGTTTTGCGTGCCTGCATTTGGGCTGGCTGAAGAGCGGGAAGAGCGAAAGCGCACGCTGATTGAGCGGTGTGACCTTGCCGCCCAGCTTGTTCGGCATGATCAGCCTGCGGTGATTTGGTGCCACACCAACGCCGAGGGAGACCGGCTTGAAAGCATTATTCCCGATTCAGGCCAGATTGCGGGACGCACTTCAGATGATCGAAAGATTGAATTGTACGAAGACTTTGCAACCGGTAAGCTGCGCGTTCTGATTATTAAGCCCAAGATTGGCGCATGGGGATTGAACTGGCAGCATTGCGCTCATGTGGTCACGTTTGCTAGCCACAGCTACGAGCAGTATTACCAAAGCGTTAGGCGTTGCTGGCGATTTGGGCAAACTCGCCCCGTCCAGGTAGATGTTATTGCCACAGAAGGCGAATCACGAGTGCTCGGCAACATGCGCAGCAAGTCAAAGCGAGCTGACATAATGTTTGCTGAGCTAGTTCAGCAAATGAACAGGGCGCTCAAGATTGAGCGCCCCAGCGAATTTAACACTCCTACCGCAATCCCCCAATGGCTGTAAAAACTCAACTGATCACCGATCGCTACGCGATTTACAACGCTGATTGCGTAGAAACAATGGAGCAGCTGCCGGCTAGCTCTATTGGTCTTACTGTTTACTCACCGCCGTTTGCTGGCTTGTATCAGTACAGCAGTGACGACAAAGACATGTCCAACTGCATTAGCTATGACGAGTTTTTTACTCATTACGCATTTTGCATTGATCAAATTGCGCGAGTGACCATGCCTGGCCGCGTCTCGGCAGTTCATTGCATGGACATTCCGCTAAGCAACGCCGGTTGTGATTCCATGTTTGACCTGCCCGGCAGAATTATCCGCGAACATGAAGAGCGCGGTTTTGCGTACGGGGGCAGGCGTGTGATTTGGAAAGAGCCGCTTATGGTGCGAAATCGCACGATGATGAAAAGTTTGCATCACAAGACGCTATGCGAAGACTCAACTCGCAACAGTATTGCCAACGCTGATTATTTGCTGATGTTCCGCCGCAAAGGCGAAAATCAGGTGCCAGTTACTCACGAGGTTGGCTTGCTGCACTATGCCGGCGAGCGCAACATTCCCGCCGATGTTTTGTCATTTCGCGGAATGCAAGGCGACCAGAAAAAGAATCAGTTTTCTCAGTGGATCTGGCGGCAGTACGCATCAAGCGTTTGGGATGACATTAGGATCGATCGGGTGCTGCCGTATCGCACAGGCAGGGACGGAGGCGACGAGAAACACGTTCACCCGCTACAGCTGGACGTGATCGACCGTGCCGTAACGATGTGGTCCAACCCTGGGGAGACCGTGCTGACCCCGTTTATGGGGGTTGGCAGCGAGGTTTACGGCGCTGTGCAGCTTGGCCGCCGTGGCATCGGCATTGAACTCAAGGAGTCCTACTTCAAACAGGCGATCAAAAACATGGAGATCGCCGTTGAGGACACGCGCGCACCAGACCAGGCGGATCTGTTTGAGCTGGATTTAGTTGACACCAACGAGGAAACACCATGAACGGCCTCCAACCCTCCCACGAGATCCGAAAGCTCACCATCGTGCTACCTGCCCACGTCGTTGACGCCCTGCGATCACAGCTCAGGGGTGACGAGACGATCACCGATTTTGTTAAGAAGCTGGTGATTCGTGAGGCGATGGGTGGGGGTGTGGTGTGAATCTCCGCCCATACCAACTCACCGCCGTCGAGCAGATCCGCCAGGCCTACCGCCAACGCCACCGATCAGTTCTGTTTGTGCTTCCCACCGGCGGCGGCAAGACCGTAGTTTTCAGCCACATTGCCGAACAGGCCGCGGCTAAGGGCAGCAGGATCTGCGTGCTGGTGCATCGGCAGGAGCTGCTGCGCCAGGCGAGCGACAGCCTGTCAGCGCTAGGAGTGCGCCATGGGCTGATCGCTGCTGGCCGGTCAATGGACCTGAGCCAGCCGGTGCAGGTCGCCTCAGTCCAGACCCTGGCTCGGCGGCTGCGGCACATTCCCCCCGATCTGTTTCAGCTGTTGGTGATTGACGAGGCCCACCACAGCAACGCCGGCACCTGGGCCAAGGTGCTGCAGCACTGCGCCTCTGCCAGGGTGTTGGGTGTCACCGCCACGCCGATCCGTAGTGATGGCCGCGGCCTGAATGAGTGGTATCAGGCGATGGTGCTGGGGCCAACGCCGGCCGAGCTGACCGCTGAAGGATTCCTGGCACCGGCCAGGGTGCTGGCACCGCCAGGCCCGTCGATGGTGGGGCTCAAGCGGCGCATGGGCGACTTCGACATGAATCAAGCCGGCCAGATGCTGCAGGCCGGGCAGGCCATGGGCGACTGCCTGACGCACTATCGGCGGTATCTGGACGGCCAGACCGCCATCGCGTTCTGCTGTTCGATCGCCCACGCCGAAGCGGTGGCGGATCTGTTCCAGCGCAATGGCGTGGCCGCGGCTTCGATTGACGGCACGATGGACGGCCCGACCCGTGAGCGGTTGCTGGGTGATCTAGGCGCCGGCCGACTGAAGGTGCTCACCAGCTGCGCACTGATTGGCGAGGGCGTAGACGTGCCGAGCGTGGCCGGTTGCATCCTGCTCAGGCCCACCCAGAGCGTGAGCCTGCACCTGCAGATGATCGGCCGCTGCCTGCGGCCACAGCCTGGTAAGACTGCGGTGATCTTGGATCACGTCGGGAACGTGCTCCGGCTGGGCCACCACCTAGAGGAGCGGGAATGGACGCTCGACGGCACGCCAAAGCGCGACCGTGAGAAGGCGCCATCGGTGAAGGTCTGCCCCAAGTGTTTCAGCGCCATGCCCAGCGCCCGGCCAGTGTGCCCCGACTGCGGCCATGAGTTTGTGGTGGAGCGCCGGGAGCTGGAGCATGTGGATGGTGAGCTTGAGGAAGTGCAGCAGGTGGATAGGAAGCGCGAGCAGGCCAGCGCGCAAACCCTCGACGAACTAATCGCCATCGGCCGCCGCCGTGGCATGAAGAACCCGGCCGGATGGGCCAGGCACGTCATGGCAGCCAGGAGCCTGCGCAGCGGGAAGGCCAGGGTTCGGGAGTTGGTG